ACATTGCCCGTATCAAAGTCACCGTCCATTCCAGTCTGCATCGGTGTCCGCACGAAGTGCTTCAAACCGTTAGGAACGTCGGTTGTAAGGAACCAACCGTTCGTGTCAGTCAAGAAGTGGTTGATCGTGTAGCCCTCGGGAATACTTCCGTTGTTCTTGATGGCGTTGATGTCGTTGTTGTTGGTGCCGACACGGAGTTCGGTTTCCAACAGACGCGTTGCCACGAACTGGAGGTTGGGAGGAACGATCAACTTGCGGGGACGAGCTGCGATCAACAGACCACGTTCATCCGTCCATGCTGCGATCTGAATGACTGCGTTTTCCAACGAAGTTTCATTCAAGTCAGCCTGGGTGGAAGGCGTGTTGCTGTTGGTGCCGCCAGAGACCAGCGGATGTGAAGTGGAGAACAGGGGCTGTCCATCACCGTAAGTAACGGTAGATGCCCATCCGTTGTTCAACACGGCTGCTGCTTTCACCTGCTTGGTGTATGCCATGGCGCGTGCAAGTGCCTTGGTATAACGTGAGCTGAGGCTATCGTACAGGTTATCTTCAATCGCCTCTTCGGTGATCGAGAATCCCATAGCGATGGTCTCGTGGGTGTAGCGAGCCGTCCAAGCTTCCTGTGCGTTGTCGTATGCAATCGCAGAACCTTCGTTCTTAACGGGTGCAGCCGAGAAGCCAGACAGCTTGGTTTCCTCTTCAAACGAACGCTCAGAGGTCTCGGTTTCGTAGATCTCTTTGTGTTCTTCGCCATAACGAGCGTACTCAAGACCGAACAGGGCGTTCAGGCCGGGGAGCAGCTCTTTCAGTAGTTGTGCGCGTGAAATAGCCATTTAAGTTTCCCCTTACAGTCCGACTGGGTTGTTGTACGCATGACCACCAGTCACCACGCCAGTTGCCTGCACCACATGGGCTGCATTGAACTTGACGATGATTTCAGGGTAGTAAACCGTACCGCTATAGGTAAATGCCGTGTCAGGCACCACGTCGATGACTCGCATGGGCAGTGTGGCCGTTACTGCGCCCGAAGCAATATCCACTGCATAACGCGAATCTTTGGTTGTCGTATTCAGGGTGTTAGCCACCAAGGATACGTTCAGGCCAACATCGGTATACGTAAAGCCAGAGGTCGTCGAAACAACCGTGGTTCCGCTAACACCGCAGACCTGGAACAACTGGTCTGGATCTTCGCAGATATACGCAATGATGTCGGTATTGCTTGCCACCGAAGTGTTAGCAATCCATGCCTGTGAGAATGTGGGTTGGCCAGTTACTGACGAAACAAACTGGCAGCCCATGAACACACCAGCAAAACCGGTGGCCGGGGCAGCAGTCGTTTCCGTGCAGACAACCACGCAACCGTTGCTGTCAAACTTAACAGGATCACCAAAGCCAATTGAGCTTGCGCTGGACGAATAAATCCGACGCTGGCGAGTGGCTCCGGCAAATACCTGACCGCCGATCAGATTGATCGGACGCAGACCATAAGGGCCTGAAATCGTCGGGTAAGCCATGCTTAACTCCTAAAAGGTTTATCTTTTACCAAAACGAACTTCGGTGCGCTTTTCATTAAAGAGCGGCATCCTTGGATCGTTCTCTCGCATAAAGTTGCTGTCCACACTCTGCATCCAATCATTGGCTTGTTTCAGGTAATGGTTATTACGCTGATCTGCCATTTCCGCAGGGGCGCGGCACAACATCAATCCGCCAATCTCAATGTTTCCGGTTTGAGGTCCGGTTGCGAGCAGGGCTCGGGCTACTTCTGGATAGTCTTCCCACTTACATGGTTCAAATCCATCCTGATAACGGGTGGCTACATTGCGTGCGTCGGTCTGCCCCATGATCGAGGTCCGAACCCAACGATGTCTCCAACCATCACGCGGCATAGGGTCGGGCAATGAGCTGGGCGGCTTCCACTGCTTGGGACGTTCCGTGTTGTCACGGGTCACTGCTTCACGGGATTCGCGGCTCATATTTTTCCTTCCATACGTAGTTTTGCCACTTGTTTGGCATATTCTTCAAGCGGAACACCCAGTCTCCGTGCCGTGTTGGCCTCAGATGCTGTTAGCTTCAGTTTTTTAGGTGGCGAGCTACGCGTTGCCGGGGCAACCACCGAAGCAGGACGTTTAGGTTTTTCCTCTGGCTCATCCTGTACGCCAAAGTACTCAGGGAATTTCTCCCTTATGCGAGAATTTATTTTCTCGTAATACTCATCCGTAAGTGCATATTGATCGCCATGTTCCCGGGTAAGCTTTTTATGCAGGCCCATGGCAAAAAATGTCATCTCATCGTCAACTCCAGGCTCGCCTGATTGCCCAAACCACGGGTTATCAGATTTCCATTTATCAGCCTTTTTGTCGTGAAAAGTATTCTGTTGTTGATTATATGCAGGGACCTGTTGTGTTGGCAACTGCTCCTGTGCCTGGGGTTTAAAACTCTTAACCCTGTCGGCTTTTAACATCGCAACATTTAATGCTTTTTGAGCCTCTAATATCTTTTCAGAATCTTGGCTCTCAAGCGCTTCTTTGAAATGACGCTCTGCCTCGGATAATTCTTTTTCCGTGGCAAATTGCATCGTCTTTATTAACGTCGATTCGCCAGTCGTTAGCTTCTCTTTTAACTTGGCGTTTTCATCAGCAATCTGTTTTGCATAAGCAATAGCTGCTTCACGCTCCCGTTGGGCCTCTTCCTTAGCCCGGCGTTCGTCGTGATACCCATGCTTTAGATGCTGAATCCGCTTTTTGACGTTTTCAGAATACTGCTTAACCTCGTCGTCTGGTATGTCTGACGGATCACTCTTAAGAGCAACCGCATTCCTATCTTGTTCAGGCCTGTCATCCACAATCTCAACTTCTGTGGATTCACCCTCTACTTCAAATTCAATCTTCTCTTCTTCTGCTGCCATTGTTAACTCCCTTATGCGCGGCTATAACCGCGTGGATCTTCAACAACACCTTCTACCGTGTCATCGTTGATAAGGCGGAACTCTCGTCCGTGGATTTTGAATCGCGTACCGGAATACGCCCGTACCAAAACAAAGTCGCCCTCTTTACACCATGGGCCTGTTGGAAACTTTGACTGATCTTTGTAGCAATCGGGTCCTTGTTTGATAACAAACAAAACAACCGTGCTGAACTCCTCAAGCTTTGCCAATGCATCCGGCTTCAAAATGCCGTTGGAAAACTTGTCCTCTACTTCTGGCAGCGCACACAACATCCTGTAACCCGTAGGATTTGGTAATTGTGTTGCTGTTTCTTCCTGCTGAGATACCTCAGATAAATCAGTCATCATGGTCCTTCATACGATTGGCAAGGTCTTCGTTTATGCGTCTTGCGATCAGGAGACCTTGAATCTGACCGCAGACGAACTTGTAGTCCTCAAAGGACTTCATACTTCCTTGTGCAAGCTGTTCCTCCGCATAGCGGATCTGCTTGTTTATTTCCAGTGAAACGGCTTCTGAAAAATCCATCACCGCTCCTTACGAACTAAATACTTGTCACGCTGAATATCTGCCGCCTTATCAATCATCTTGGCCGCAATATTCTGCTCAGCAATCTGCTGCATACTTCTAATGCGCTCTTCTTCAAGGCGTACCTTGTCTTGTTGAGCCTGTGCTTTCAGTGCAATATCAGCCTGGTCCTTCTGCGCCTCACGCTGCTCCTTGGCTTGCTTCAATGCCAACTCCGCCTGCTGCATCTGCACCAACGGATCCTGCATCTGCTGCTGTGCCTGTTGCTGCTGCGCTTCTGCCGTGTGCTGTTGCAATAATTGCTGAGCACCACGTGCTGCCAACCTAGAGATCTCAACCTCAAAGTCTTCAGGCAACGGTGTATCAGGTGGTGGAAGTGGTACGCCAATTTGCTGTTCAAGCTGTTTGCGGTACAAGAACGCCAAGTGCTCGTTAATGTGAGCCATGGCTGCTGCCATCATCTGACCGCCCATCGGGTTTTGCTGCACCTGCTGACGCAACATCGGATCTTGAATCGCCGCCATATGGACTGCGAGGTGAGCCTCATGGTCCTGATAGATAAATGCCTTAACCGGCTGCATATTAAGAATAGCCATGTTCTCCGATACCGGATCCCGTGGCTGCTCTGCTTTGGCAGCGGGTATGAGCTTGTCAATATTCTTAATGCCCAGAACTTCCAACATGCGCTTATGAAGCTCTGGCATGTCATAGATCTGTGGCGACTGAGCGGCTAACTGAAGTACAGCCTGGTATTGCGTAACCCTTTGAGCAAGCGTTGTTGCATTAGGATCAGATACCGGTATTACATCGACCGTATCGTAATCGGCCTGCTTAACCATCCTGCCCGTTGCAGCATCTACGTCATAGCTATATTCGGTCGGTGTGTAGTCACGAATAATCGCAGCAAGTAATTTAAATTCCTGGCGCATTGAATAATGCAAACGCGCCTGAACTGCTGACATAACTTTTAACGTGCGCTCTAATACAGCAAGCGTTGTACCGACCGGTGTATTTGCCGATAAATCAGAAATTTGCATATCGGCTGTTGCAGCAAATCGTCTACCTTCTGCAACAATTGTTTTTAATAATTCAAATAATACTTGGCTCGGTTCTTTATAAGGAAGCGGCAAAATATTATCTCTAATTGAACCGGATGGAACGTCTACATCTCTGAATTCACCCGGTGCAATTGGCGTGTCATCGCCCTTAACTCTTAATCCACGTGATTTTAATCCGCCCGGTAAATTAGATAATGTTCCTGCGTCAACTAATTGGCGAATTAATGATGTACCTGATTTAGCAAATGCACCAACTAAATGAATTAATCCGAATCCATAAAATCCAAATCCTGGAATATATGGATAATGAACAAAATGCATTCGCTTAAGTTTTAATGGATCTTCTTGATACCAATTTCTGCGAATAGCCAATACTTTATTGGTACCCTCATCAATCGTAACGACATACGGTAATGCAATACCCGTGGGGCCGTCTTTGTCCGTATCTTCAAAACCCGGTATATCTAATTCAGCATGGATCTCCAGTATCCTGTACCGGTCATCCATCGTGGCTGTCATACCTTCTTCTTCAGCCTTGCGTTTTTCTACATCGCTTAACGCAACTGATGGCTCGCCAAGATCAACATCCCGCCAGAATCCTGCGTGCTGAAGCTTCTTCACCTCATTAGGTGTCTTACGCATGATGTGTGTGATTCGCGGTGAGCTTCTCAAATCACTTGCGCCAAATGGCACCACAATATCTTCAGCAGGTATGAACATAGATACCGGCCGGCCTAATGACGGGTCGTAGTACACCTTCTTAAATGCTGATCCTGCTAATGCCAGGGACCAAAGCATCTTCTCATGCTCTGGCCGGTACTCTGGCATTTCTTCTGTCAACCGATAATTCATGTCATCTTTGACACGCTCGGCTGCATCTTCCTTCTCCTTGGTAAGACTACCAACAATCTGTGTCTTCACCGGGCCGGAAGCAGGAAACGTCTCCATAATGCTTTCTGCTTGGAACCTAACTGCCGCTTCAGATAGCAATGGATAAAACACACCGCACGCCCCTGGCCATGGCTCTGTTCGCTCTTCGTATTTCAAACCTAAAAGCTTCAAGCCATCTGCATAGGTCTCTACCCATTCCTTCCTAGAAGACTTATCCGTCTCAAAATCCTCTAGTAAATCCGAAGCAATCGTCGCCAAGTCCCTGTCATCGATGTACTCAGCAAGGTTTGCATCATGATCTTCTGGCTGATCTCGCTCTAACTCAAGTGTGATCTCAACGCCTTCTGATGAAATAATCTCTGGCTCTTCGATTTCAATTTCCACGTCCATGGGCTCTTCCATGGCGGCATCAAGGCCAAGTGGTGCTGGGTAGAGTGCAGGCTCAATAGCCATAAGGGCTCCTAATAATATGCAACCTTGCGGCGGTAAATAGACTCACGGTCTTCGTCGTCGGATTGTAGGCTCAAGAACCCGCCTTGCCTAAACCTAAGTAGGGCCTGTGTCATGGAATCGCAGTTATGAACAAGAACTTTGTTGGCAAAATAACAATGCGAACCTTCAACGGCCAAGTTATAAACGGCTTGCCTTCCTGCTTGCTCGATTGAAGGCTTGTCCGCACACACGGCCACAAAACTTTTTTCTTTTTTGGACGGTGAAATAAATTTTGTTGCACTGCAAGCATGTGTATGGCTTTGAAAGCTGCTCTTCTCGCTGCTTATCGTTTCGTTTTTTTGATGTACAGGCTGTTGAGCAAATAGACTTGCGAGTGTTTTTTGTTTCAAAAATCTTTTTGCATACCTTACAAGCAACCGTGAGCCAAGGCTTTTTGTCTCTCCATTTGGGATCACGTTTTGCAATAGAGTTTGCAGCATGTTTTTTGTGCCATTCAATACCCTCTGGGCTTGCGTGCCAAACAGCCGCCAAGCGTCGAATAGCTTCAAGGTGCTTAATAGATTGTTCGCTTTGCCCTCGCTGGATAATTTCTTCTTTGTGCCTTTCTTTGTGATCAGATACGCTGACGCACTCCAAGTTTTCCAATCGATTGTCTGATGGATCGCCATTCTTGTGGTGTATTTGATGTCCTGCCGGTATGGTCCCGTTGTGAAACTCCCAAATATCCCTGTGTAATAGTGCCCCAGACCTTGAAAAATACTTGCGGTGTGTGGCTTGCTTAGCGTTTGGATAGCGCCTGTACCTGCGGCCATTAAATACAACAACCTCTGACGTAATGCCTTGACTTGCAAATACCATGATGACTGCTCCTGTCTTGATTCGACAAGTATAGCATCATTTGGATCAATATCCTGTATGCATACCCAGCCCCTTTTGGTTGCAACCGGGTGATTGCCCGTTCCTTGGATAGCATATTGACCGGCTTTAAGCGTCATGGTTTCTTTATACCCCGTACATCCAGCAGCTAAAACCTTCCTTGGTCCATCCGGTGTGGCAACCAAATCACCGTCTTTAACTTGATCGATGCGCTTTTCCATGCCGTCCGCCATAAGAATCATGGTGTCCGCCACAAGGCAAAGGTCATCATGTTCACCGGCAGGAAAAGCCGCTACTTCCTCGATCACTTCATCAGCAAACTTACGTTCCGGCGCCCAGATTCGTCCTGATGCAAACAAATCTGCAACCGCATTCATCCTTACGATCTTGTCGTTACCTTTGGTGGGGCTGTATTCACTGACTGGTATACCCATCCGGCGGAGTTCAAAGACCAACGGGCTTCCTGCTGCCTTTGCTTCAACCAAAAATACGTCCGGTTGCCATTCGGTGTAGGTCTCATAAGCCTTTTGCTTAAGTTCTGGAAACTCATAGCGGTCCTTAAAGGCGTCTAAAAGGATGATATTGGTCTCTCCATCCTCATTTGTCCACACCCCCCAGGTCGTACAAGCAGAAAAATCCGCCCGGTTGTGCTTTAAAAACGCCGTATCCCAGCTCTGAATCACAAAATCACATGCCGGCGGCCTGTCATGCTTCCAAATCTTCCACCACTCCCGCTTTACAATCGCACCTTCTTCAGCAGTCGGCTGTTGCTGATACTGAGCATTCCATTTACCTACCGGCAATTCATCTTTCAACGCCAGTAATTCTTCTAACTTCCAAAACTCCGGCCACATCGGCCTACCAGATGGCAATATCGCTGGAAGTTCTATCACCTCCCACTCATCACCACCCCTGGTCTGACTTGCTTTAATCACTTGCCCGGTCAGGTCTCTGAGCGACCATCTTGTCATAACTATGATAATGGCCCCACCCGGCTGTAGACGCTGCCGTGGACCTGACGTATACCAGTCATACACTGAATCAAACACATCAGGCTTATGAGCAGCCAACTGAGCTTCTTGTTCAGAATGTGGATCATCAATAATCAATAGATCCGCACCCTTACCTGTCACCGATCCACCCACACCAATTGAAAAATACTCACCGCCCTTATTCGTGGCCCACCGACCAGCACTCTT